CTGGAAAAGTCTCCATCATAGTTTCGGCTTGAAATTTAACTAAGGCTTCAGTCATCAGAGGATGAAAGACATTACACGCGCCCTCCCAAGGTTCTGAACGATCCTCCATTTTAAGACCTAATAGTTCGAGCCCGTCTACATAAGTGTCTAACCAATCTCTACGGGAATTAACATCTCCCTCAAATTCTCCAAGCAAATCAGATGATAATTCATCAAGGATTTGATCATCTAATTCTTCGGCTAAATTATTATTAAACGCGTCGTCTATTTCTGCATCGGGGTCTATGGTGATTTCGGTATCACCGGCGGTAATAGTTACGCTTTCTGGATCTTCTATTTCAATTTCTATTGCTTGCTCGTCAACAGCTTCTTCTTCTACACTTGTTGGAAGTGAATAAAGACTTTTATCTACGTCTGCCATAATTAATCCTTAAATTGCGTATAATCGTTTTTGCCCTGAACTTTTATATCTAAACAGCGGGTCTTCTTTTTCATCAGTTGGTAATCTAATAAACCCACCTTGTCTAAACCTGGCAAGAGCTAATGTAGTGGAATCAACTAAGTCATCATTCGCACCACTTGGAAAGTCATTACATTCTTCAATAACTTCTTGCGCCCATCTCTTTTCAGGAGCCCATACTATACCAGAATGGAATAAATCAGCTACAGAGTTAACGCGGCTAATTTTATCTTGCCCTTTACCTGGAGTGAACTCCCCTACGGGTATACCCATACGTCGCATTTCTTGATACAACGCAGCTCCGTTAGACTTCTTCTCCACAATAAATGAGTCCGGCTCCCATTCACCATACTCCTCTAGCACCATTTCTTTCAGTTCAGGAAACTCTAATCGTTTCTTAATGGCATTTAACAATATAATATTATAATTATCAACTTCTTCATTGAAAAAAACACCCCACGTAGTTAACGCATTGTAATCCGCACGGGTATTTTTCTCTTGTGCCGCATCCAAACTCATAATAATAAACTCACAAGTCGGCGGAACGTCATGCTCCCACGTCTTCCACCACTCTCTTTTAATTAACGCGCCTTCTTCACTCGTTGGGTTCTGCATATATTGAGACTGCCAATAACGCGGATCAAGAGTGGCTCTCTTGGATTGTAATTCCTCCAAAGGCCAGAACTCAGGCCAGAGTGATAACTCTTCACCTTCTTTCGACTCCATAATGGCTGGAAACTCTACTATCTCCCATTCATCAACCTCATCATTTTTCACCATCTGATTGACAATCTGACCTGTCAAGTCCAACTTACTCCAACGGGTCATTACTACAATAATCGCCCCACCCGGCATCAAACGTTGAATCGGCCCTGCCTGGAACCACTCCCACGCGGGTAGGAACACATCCGATTTCCCTAGTTTCGCATCCTGCTCTGAATGAGGATCATCAATAATGAACAAGTCCGCACCACGACCTGCGAGTGCGCCACCTACTCCAATAGCAAAATACTCACCGTTATAATTAGTACCCCATCTGGACGCTGATTTAGAGTCAGACTGTAGTTTTACATTCTTAAAAATCTCCTGATAGGGATCGCTTCCAACTAAGTTCCTCACGCGCCTGCCGAAGTTAACCGCGAGATCTGCTGTATGCGAAGCCATAATGACTTTCTTGTGGGGGTATTTGCCTAAAAACCAAGCTGGCGCCAGGTAAGAAATAAGTTCTGATTTGCCATGTCGTGGCGCGATATTAACGATGACCCTTTTTTTAACTCCGTTAGCTATTTCCTCAAATATTTTAGCTAGCTGTCTATGGTGGGGGCCTACTTTATACCCAGTATAAACGTGGTCTATAAAGGCTAAAAAGTCATCCTGCCTTTTTTGTTGCAGTGCTTCCTTTTCGTAAGTCTCCAGCATAGCTAGAAACTCTATCTGTTCTCCTTTAGGCAGGGTATTAAGCTTTGAAATCGCTAATTGTAAATCAGCGGCATCAAACCCTGGGATATTCATAAAGTGCTAAGTAGCAACATGGAACATCCGCATAGCATAAAAACAATTACTGCTAGGAATATAAATTTCATATTATAGATACATCCGATTGTGTCTCGATCCAAACTCTCGCTCCACAAGACAGGGGTTTATGGGGGCTGTGAACTACTTTTGACTCACCATGAATCGTAGCTTCATGACAATATCTGTTTTCTTTGTAGTTTTTTACTGTTAACACTGGTTCATTAGTACCATTTTTAGTATTAGACCTAATTTTATGCTGATTCACATGAATTATTGTCTTCATAAACCTAATTTCTCCTATTTCCAAATACAAGGTGCTTGACTACAAATCCCCACACTACCATTAGAAGCAATATGTTGCTTTTGTAGCACAGGAACAGGTTCATCAAAGTCCACTAAATCTGAATTAAGAAATATAGCCATAATAATTATCCAAACGTTCATATTATTTTATTACTCTTGCTTTTTATCATTATCGTTCAGACTTTTGCTCTGTACAGTCATATCTGACGCATCGCCGCCATATAACCCTAATTCGTCGGCTGTTAAGCCGTGTTTGACGGTTAAAAACTTGTACATTCCTGGATTACGGGTGCGAAACCAACCACGTAGCCCATGATACATAGCTAAAGACAGGGGTCCGGTAAATAACGAAGCTAACACCACCATCTTAATCTCATTAGTCATTACATTGGTGAGCGTGTACATCAAAGTACCCATACTCCATTGAGTAAGTGAGCCAAATACAGCTCCAGTACACAACATGTTGAGAAAAATACTCGATGATTTTAATTCGGGGTTGCCGTCAGCTCTGTTAGACCTCTTCCAGGCTACCAACAACACCATGCACATAAAGGCACTGATAATTATTGGCAATAAAACTGAAAGCAGCGAGAGCCACGGTGATGGAACAGTTGGCATTTTACTTTTCTCCTTCTGATTCTGTCCCTAATGTCCCCATTTCGTTATCTATTACTTCAAAAGATGTGTCAATCGTTTTTTCGTGGCTTATAATTTTAGCCAGTTTACTTCTTATTTGTCGCTCTAATTCTTCTGTACTTGCGTGTTTAACAATAACTTCTGTTTTTTCAGAAAATAGTCCCACATCTGAGATTTTTCCTAGTAATTCTAACGCCTTCAGCCTATGGCGTGGGTCATTAAGACCAGTATCCTCAATTAATTTATTTGTAACGAAGCGTCTAAGCTGCACTGCTTCCTGTACAACCTGGTGATCATAGTCGCTAAGCATAGCATACAAATGCTTCACAGTTGCAGGGGTGGTTAAAGATTTATTTACTACTGCGTTTACCATTCCTTTTTGATTTGGGTCGGTAAAAACTTTAAATAGTTCTTCGGCGTCAATCTTTTCTGGAGTACTCACAGGTATTTCTGCACCTCCGTCTACTAAAACTTTTGCTGTTGCAGCGGCGACCTTAACTTTTGTATTTAGAGTGGTAGGTTCTTCCGCTTCAAAGTTATCCGGCAACGGTATATCGTTTTCCGGAATAATAGTCAATGGCATTTACTTACCTTTTAAATATTGACGATCTATCAGGCCTCTATCTACCAAAGACTTAAAATATGAATCGTCTTTAGTTTTCCCAGCTTCCACTTTTTCAATTCGGTCCACCTGATCTTGTTTAAATTTGTGTCTTCTATCATGCGATGCTGTTACTGAATCCTTCCAAGCCTTTTTTGCTTTTTTTTCACGTGCGGTCAAGGAATCTTTTGGTTTTAGTTTTTTACTGATTTCTTTTTTCTTTTTAATATCTGCAATCTTTGATCCGCCTTTCTTTGCTAATTCTTTAGCCCATGTAAGTTTTCCCATTTTGGTTTCCTCTATCTATGTTTAGCTCTAGTGAAGCCTTTTGTGGCAATGCCGTCTATAGTTTTTTTAACGGGGCCGCCGTGTTTATATTTTTTAAGGGGTTTTGTAGTTTGTGTTCCTGCGCTGTTCTTTTTGCGCTTTTTTCTTTCCTCATATTCGCTTCCAATTTTTGCCGCAGCAGCAGATCCGCCAATCATACCTGCTCCCCCTCGATATAATACTTTGTCTACATGTTTTGAATATTGTGGCGATACCTCTATTAACGGTACAGCTTCTTCAGTTCCATAAGGAGCTGTTGTTCCTTTGCCATATATTTTTTTTAGCTCAGCCTTCCTGGCTTTCGATACTTTCGGTATATCCCAATCTTCCTTCTTTTTCTTACCCTTCAAAAGTTTTTTTGCTATTGAGATTGCTCCCATCTTACTTTCCTTTTTTCATTGAATAAGCTTTAGTGAAACCGCGTTTAGCGATACCGTCTACTCTACATTTTTTAACCTTACCGCCTTTTTTGTAACTAAGAGCTGGTTTAAGAGCTTTTTTATTAGCTGCTATACCTTTTTTAGCTGCTCCTACAAACTGCTTACCTTTTTTAAGAACTCTACCCCAGGGAGTCACATATGCAGCTTCTTCAGCAACTGACAAAGGATTATTCTTTGCGTATTTTAAAGCAGCTGGGGCCATCTCTGTTAACGCCACTTTAGGAGATCTTAAAACATGACCCGGTAAATCTTTGTATGTATCTTTAGCCGCTTGTGACCTAGAAGCCGTAGCGGCTGATCGAATAGATTTTTTAAAATCTCTAAGCGCCTTTGGAGTTGCATCCTTAGCATATAGCGCTATTAATTCGGCCATTTCCTTTTGTTCTGTAAAAACTCTGGGAATATCTTTTACTGTAGCCCAAGCAGCTTTAGCTTTATCTTTACGGCTAATCTTAGCTTTCTTTTTCCTACTTTTAGGATTGGGACCCATCTTATTTATGATTAGCTCTTGTTAAGCCTCGTTGAGCAATACCGTCAATAGATTTTCTAACCGTACCACCG